GGTGTTTTGCGCCAAATCCTGACCTTGTATGGTGATATCCTTTTCTCAAATACGTTGTAGTCAAGCCGGATTCGCAGCACCGGGCATACCTTAGGCACCACCAAGTCGCTATTATGGCTTCCTGAATTCCCTTGTATGTCATACAAGGTGGGTAAAACGTCAGATGCCGTGAAACTCCCGGTGATCCTAGGAGTACTGTTGTAGGCTTTAACACGCGCTGCTTCGACCTCTTTCTGTATCGCCGCGTAATCAGGGTGGTCTTGCAGTCGGTTACGTGTTTGCCTCAAGGCTGTAGGGTCGCTATGCACTTGCGCCCTGCCGTTTAGACACCGCCTCACCTCTTTCTCGGTCACAAACAACATTCTAGCTATCTGTGAATAAGAGTGTGTCTTATGGTACTTATACACGCACTTTTCAAACATCGTCATGCGGAGCCCGTATGGCCACCGATTCTTTTTGTAGTCCTCCCCATTTAGTTTTATATCTAGCTCCCTCTCTTCTACGGTCATCACATTGGCAGCCCATGCATCCACTACACTATCCCCAAAGCCTTTAGTTTTAAACAGCATCGGTAAATAGACGGAGGCTTGCACCATGAACCTTTTGCAAAAATAATATCGCTCAATCACTGCATTGTTAGGATCATTAGGGGCGGGAGTTCGTGGTACCTGTATGTAAGGCACTTCTAGGTCTTGAAACCCAGCCCCTAAAAGGTGCAATTGCCGAAAGAAAACTTTTGATCTGCCGTTTTCATCGTCCTTTATACGCATCTTACTACAGATGCTCATTAGTCCGGTTATGCGTATGGGATTGCCCCCACCATGTTGGATAGGCTGGGGGGGTAGGGTGGGTTGCTTCATAATCGAGGGTTCCTTTTTAAAGCGATGTGTGGATTAGGGGGTGGAATTCCAAGCACTTTTGGGAGCTTTGGGATATTTTAAGGGTTCTTGAGAGGCGAAAGCTAATTAATAAAGGCTATCGGAAGGGCTTAAAAGATAGGATGTACCGAACGTACCACGATGTTCCAAGGGCGATGTCGGGTGGGGGAAGCGTAAGTGCTTGATTTGTGAGAAGGTTTCTGGCGGCGTTCCTGCGTACCAACTTATCTGTAAAAGAACATAGCTGGGAGCCGTCAAATGTCCGGGCGCTTATTATTTATTCTTTTTAAAAAGTAAACAGATAGGGGTACCTTTGACTCAATAAAGTTACATACTTTTATAGATAAGTTGGAACGTAGGAACGCACCTGGGGAAGTGCCTAGGAATCAACGACTTAGGCGTGCCAGAGCGTTCTTGGGGGCTGGTACGTTGTGGTACGTTCGGTACGTTCAAGAAATAGCATGGGTGCATAGCGTGGGTCTATTTAAAAACGCCGGGAACGGAAGTGCATACAGCTTTAGACCCACGAAATGAATTATCCCAGGATAAATCCGCTTAGCTCGCGTGGCGCTTCGGGACCGGGTGCCCGCGCTATAGACCCCAGAATAGCGGCGGCTATTTAATTGCAGCGCAATTATCCCAGGATAATTCATTTAGCGCATGTAGTTGGGTGGCTGTCAAGTTATGCTCGCGTGAAGCTCGCGTGGCGGGGCCGCTGTTTAATACCGCACGCTCTCGCGTGCCAATTTGACATCCGGTCCCCGACCGGCCGACCATCAAATGTCGGGACGAAAAAAAGCCGCCTTGCGGCGGCTTCGATGTTGCGGGTTAGTTACTTGGCTGCGGTCTTTGCTGCAGTGTACTTGCCGACGATTGCTTTTGCCTCGTCGATCACCTTTTGGAAAGCTGCGGCATCCGCGGCCGACATGGTGTTATTGCTTGCATCCCGAACGATGTTGGCACCGTTGCCCATGGTTGTCAGGGCAAGCAACCATGCATGAATGGGGCTGTGCTCACTTTTGGGGATGATGCCACCCGGGTTCATCGGGTCAACGGCGGCGCCGCTGTTTGTGGTGGCAGTCTTTGCAGCCGCGCCACGGTTTGTAAGCTTAGGAACCTTGAACAGTTCAAGGAGTTTATTGTTCATCGCATACCCGCTAGCACCAACGGCGGCGATCAACTCGTTATCGCATGCGGCAAGCCGCTTAAGATTGGACGACATGCCTGCGGGCAGGTCTTGCCCTTTCTCTTCATAGCCCGCTTGCACTGCGGTAATCACGTCCGACACATGGGCGCCAACGGTCAGGGCATGGCATGCGGCCGCAGTCAGGGCAGCACTAGAACCCGCGACATTCGACGCGGCGGTAACAACGGTTTGCAGGGCGACAACAACAACATTAACAGTCTTAGACATTTTGAAACTCTTCGGTTATCTCGCTACACCATGTAGCGAGTGAAGCAACTATAGCACAGCAAATAGGAAACGCAATTATCCTAGGATATAGACCCACCCTATCCCCACCCCCCGCTTTTGGTTTGGGACTCCCCCTCGCGCGTAGGGGTGTGTAATCTGCACACTCTAAGACCTCTTAAAAAACGTAGCCACTGAAATAACAACAAAATTAGACCCCCCCTACCCCACAAGTAAATCCCCCAAGTCAGACCCCACCCACCCCCAATATAGAAGACCCCCCGGTAGGAGTAGCTATTTCACACACTTGCAGTATAAATATTTCACTGATAGACTGGCCCTACCCGTAACGGTGCTTGGAATAAATCATGATTATCTGCGACGTAGAAGAACACATCCCTATCCCAACAGGTGCATCAAAGCCGTACAAGGATGTGCGTGCTAAAGCGGTAGCTGCATGTAACGCTGCACAACTCTTAGAAAAAGAAGGGTATAGCGGGGATGACGCGTCACTTAAACAGTCCAAGGAATCAGCTAAGGCTATCCTGAGTGCATTAGCCAAGGGACAAGAACCCCAAGTAAGTGCGGTAAATAACGCCATGAGTACCCCAGGAGGTGCATATTTTGTGCGCAGTATCCTGCAAGAGTACGATATGGAGATTGTGCATGAAGCAAAAAGCCTACGTCACTATGTAACCAACAAGCTTATCGTTGAATCCGATAACAACGATGCACGTATCCGCATGAAAGCGTTGGAGCTACTAGGTAAAATCAGTGATGTCGGTCTGTTTTCAGAGCGTACCGAGGTTACGGTAACTAATAGGTCTACCAGTGAGCTTGAAGAAGTGCTTAAGTCCAAGCTAAAGAAGCTTATGGGTGACACAGAAGTGCAGGATGCAGTGATTTTGCCCCATGTAGAGCTAACTACGCGTTCAATTGACTATAAAAACGCCCTTAACGACATCTAAACGCGGATAAATACATGCTAAATGTCGGTAGTCTGTCTACAGAAGACATTAAAACGCTGTATGACAACCTAGATAGCTTCTCTTTACCAGAGCGGACGCAGATTCTTGCAGTTGTAGAGGAATTAGAGCGCCGAAACCACGCTAAAAAGTGTGAATTAGACCTGATTGAGTTCTGTAAGCACATTGACCCCCAGTATATTGTAGCTGCGCACCATAGAAAGCTAGCGCATCTCTTGATGGAGATTGCGTATGGGCAAAAAGACCGTGTTGCAGTGTCTATCCCACCCCGGCATGGTAAATCACACCTAATTTCTACGTTATTTCCGGCATGGTTCTTGGGTAAGTACCCGGATAAGAAGGTGCTTATGGCCTCCCACACAGGGGATTTGGCCGTAGATTTTGGTCGAAAAGTGCGTAATATTGTCAACTCACAAGCGTACAAAGATATTTTCCCAAATGTCACACTTGCACAGGACTCCAAAAGCGCAGGACGATGGAGCACCAATAGCGGGGGTGAATACTTTAGTTGTGGTGTGGGGGCTAGTATTGCTGGTCGAGGCGCTGATTTGTTGCTTGTTGATGATCCTCATAGTGAGCAGGATCTTTTAAATGGTAATTTTGATTCGTTAGAGAAGACGTATCAGTGGTTCACCACAGGTGCACGGACTCGATTGATGTCGGGTGGTCGGGTAGCAATTGTGCACTGCATGGTGGGGGATACTCGGGTGATGCTGTCGGACAGCACTGAAAAGCTGCTGCGAGACGTGCGCCCTGGTGATGTAGTAGTGAGCTACAACGGGCAGAAGCTAGTGCCTGCTAAGGTCTTGAACTGGGCGAACCAAGGTCTTGATCGCATCTTCACAATCAAGACGACTTCAGGTAGAATCCTTCGGGCGAACTGGAAGCACCCGCTTCTAGCGCAAATCGACGGAGAACTGGAATGGACGAAGGTAAAAGACCTGCGAGTGGGTTCACAATTGATCGCGGTATCGAACCACATGGGCAAGTGCTTAGAAACTTGCCAGGACCAGCGCCCCAGACTGAAAACACCAAGTGCAGTATTGAGGGATGCACTGAGCGGAAGTACGCCCTCGGAAAGTGCCCATACCACTACCACAAAGATAGACGCGAACTCCCCACCACACCTAAGTCTACAGAATGGGGTAAGTGGAGAGGGGTGTGTTGCTCAGAAGAAGGATGTAGCAGCCCCGCAACAATTAAACACCCTACAGAGGATAGGGGGGTATGTAACAACCACCATAGCAAAGCGTTCTACGCCGGGGGTGGAAACAGGCGCAGCGCAGAAAAAAACCGTGATGCACACCTTAAGCACCGGTATGGTATCAGTTTGGAAGAGTACAACAAACTGCTTGAAAAACAAGATGGCAAATGCGCTATCTGTTTACGCCCCCCAGGACCAGACAATACTCCAGCAAATTGGAAAGGTAAACTTGGGGTTGACCACTGCCACAGTAGACAAAATGTCAGGGCGCTACTATGCAATGCATGCAACCTCATCGTCAGTAGAGGCAACACAGAAGAAACACTATTGCGAGCCATTGAGTACCTACGAACTCACGCGTGATGAAATTGTGGAAATTACTCTAGATGGGTATGAAGATGTGTTTGATATTCAGGTAGAAGGCACTGAAAACTTCATTGCAAACGGAGTAATTAGCCACAATACCCGGTGGCACCAAGATGACCTCATAGGTCACCTCGTTAAAGACGGCGGTTCCAACGAAGATGCCGACCAATACGAAGTATTTGAGTTTCCGGCTATCTTAGATACCGATAATGGCCCTAAAGCATTGTGGCCTGAGAAGTTCGATTTAGATGCGCTTAAGCGTACAAAGGCTTCCATGCCTACGTACCAGTGGAATGCGCAGTACATGCAGACACCGACCGCTGAAGAGGCGGCGATCATTAAGCGTGAATGGTGGCAGAAATGGACGAAGGAAGACCCGCCACGGTGTGAGTATGTAATTATGACGTTAGACGCTGCGGCTGAAGCGCATAATCGAGCGGACTTTACTGCGCTGGCAACATGGGGTGTGTTTAGTGATGACCGGCTAACAAACGGTGCCTCACACTTGATACTGCTGAATTGTATCAACGTTCGGGTTGAGTTTCCAGAACTTAAAGACCTCACGATGCAAGAGTATAAGGACTGGGAACCAGACGCGTTGATTGTGGAAAAGAAGTCTGCAGGGACGCAGTTATATCAGGAGCTTCGACGTATGGGAATTCCGGTGCAGGAGTTCACACCGTCTAAAAGCACTGGTGACAAGATTGCCCGTTTGAATGCCGTAGCTGATATTCTACGTAGCGGGATGGTGTGGTACCCTGAGGGCCGGCGCTGGGCAGAGGAATTGATTGAACAGTGCGTAGCTTTCCCGTACGGTAGCCACGACGACATGGTGGACGTAACCAGTATGGCTTTAGCTAGGTTTAGACAAGGTGGGTTTATCACCCTGCCAACCGACATGCCTGATGAAGTGCAGTATTTTAAGAGTGGCCGCAGGGCTGCTTACTATTGAGGGGGGCGTATGGCTACACAGAAATTTATGGGTGCTGGGCAGCTAATTGATAGGCTGGCAGCGCAAGTGGGTTCCAAAGATATGGCTATGGGCATCTTGCAAAAGCGAGGGCATGTAGACGCTAAAGGAAACCTTACCACTGCTGGTAAAGCTAGAGACAGTATGACTGCAGAAGAACGTGCATTAGATAGGTCGGCTAAGAAGCAGCAGCGCCCAGCTAAAGCGTTTAAGTATGACCCCAAAACCAACCGTGCAACTTTGAAAGTAAAATGATGGCTACCAATATGGATAAGGCGATGATCCCCTACGATATGGAGCAGGGTATTTTTGCAGGTATGGATGGGGAGGATGTTCCGTCAGGTCCTGACTCTGACGAACCTGTCATTGAGATCATCCTTGAGGGTGAAGAGGATGACTTAGATGAGGATGAAGACGAAGACGACTTTGGCAAAAACTTAGCTACGGATATGGATGAGAGTGAGCTAAGCAAACTGTCAGGTGAGCTTATCGACCTTGTTGAAGCAGATACCAACAGCCGTAAAGACTGGGTTGACGCGTTCGTTAAGGGGCTTGAAGTATTGGGGATGAAGTACGAAGAGCGTACGGAACCTTGGAACGGTGCATGCGGTGTGTATTCGACCCTGCTGACTGAGGCGGGTATCCGCTTTCAAGCCGAGATGATTACGGAGACCTTCCCCGCACAAGGCCCCGTCAAGACACAGATCATTGGTGCCATCGACAAGCTGAAAGAAGAAGCGGCTGAGCGTGTACGCGATGACATGAACTACCAACTCACTGAGGTGATGATTGAGTATCGGCATGAGCATGAGCGTATGCTGTATACCCTGGGCCTCGCGGGTGCGGCGTTTAAGAAGGTGTATTTTGATCCGGCGCTGGAGCGTCAGACTGCGATCTTCTTGCCCCCTGAAGACGTAGTGATGCCATACGGTGCTAGCAGTGTCTATAACGCTGAGCGTGTTACGCACGTTATGCGTAAGACCAAGAACGACATTAAAAAGCTACAAGTTGCAGGGTTCTACCGTGATGTAGAGTTAGGCGACCCGGTACGGTTTTTTACTGACGTAGAAAAGAAGAAGGCTGAAGAGCAAGGGTATACACTGACCGACGATGATCGGTACCAAGTGCTTGAGCTACACCTTGATTACACAATTCCTGGCGACGAAGACGAAGACGAGATTGACCGCCCGTATATTGTCACTATTGAACGTGGGTCTACGAAGGTTCTGGCTATCTACCGTAATTGGGATGAAGAAGATCGACGTAAACAGAAGAGGCAGCATTTTGTACAGTACACTTATATCCCTGGTTTTGGCGCTTATGGTCTGGGGCTTGTACACCTTATCGGCGGGTATGCTCGCGCTGGGACTTCTCTTATTCGTCAGTTGGTGGACGCAGGATCGCTAAGCAATTTGCCTGGGGGCCTAAAAAGCCGCGGTCTGCGAATCAAGGGCGATGACACCCCAATCGCCCCGGGCGAATTCCGCGATGTGGACGTGCCTAGCGGGACCGTACGCGACAACATCATGCCGCTCCCATACAAGGAGCCCTCCCAGACCTTACTGGCCTTGCTGAATCAGATTACTGAAGAAGGGCGGCGGTTAGGGGCTATCAGTGACATGAACATTTCCGACATGAGTGCGCAGGCACCGGTCGGTACCACGTTGGCTCTTTTAGAGCGCACGCTAAAAACTATGTCTGCTGTGCAGGCACGCGTGCACGCATCGCTGCGTATGGAGTTCAAGTTACTCAAGGAAATTATCCAAGAGAACACCCCACAAGAATACACATACGACCCAAGCAATGCAGAGCGCAAAGCCAAGCAATCTGACTACGCCACTTCGGAAGTAATTCCTGTCAGTGACCCTAACGCTGCTACGATGGCGCAGCGTATTATGCAGTATCAAGCGGCTATTCAATTAGCGCAAGGCGCACCGCAGATTTATGACCTGCCCCAGTTACACCGCCAAATGCTAGAAGTGCTTGGCATTAAGAACATTGATAAATTAGTCCCTGGTGACGAGGACCAAAAACCCCGCGATCCTATCAGTGAAAATATGGCGTTTTTGACTGGCAAACCCACTAAGGCGTTTATCACCCAAGACCATGACGCACACATTGCTACACACATGGCGTTGATGCAAGACCCAAGTGTGATGCAGCTAATTGGTCAAAGCCCGATGGCGCAGCAGATGCAGGGGGCTATTATGTCTCATATCGCGGAGCACTTAGCTTTTAACTATCGCGCTAAGGTAGAACAGCAGCTAGGTGTGCCTCTGCCGCCGCCTGACGCCAATCTAGACCCCCGCGTCGAAGCACAGTTGTCGCAACTTATTGCCCAAGCGTCACAGCAGTTGCTGCAAAGTAATCAACAGCAAGCGCAGCAGCAACAGGCGCAGCAACAAATGCAAGACCCTAATGTGCAAATGCAGATGAAGGAATTGCAACTAAAAGAGCAGGAACTGGCGCGTAAGAAGGAACAAAGCGACCGTGAATTCCAGTTATCGCAGCAAAAACTTCAGATTGAGCGCGATAGAATTGCTATTGACGCGAAGAAAGAAGGTGCTAGACTGCAATCGCAAGAGCGGCAAGGTGATAAGCGTATTCAAGCTGACATTGCAAAAGCGGGTATGAAGTCACAACAAACTAATAGGACACTAAATGCAGGCCCTAACGGACGTAATTAAAGAAGTAGTTAGGCATAAAGAAGGCATTGAAACTGCCCTGCTGGGGGGCAGTTGTAAAACGTTTGAAGATTACAAAGCGTTGGTAGGGGAAATCCGGGGTCTTTCCTTTACCCAACAATTACTACAAGACCTCGTGCGTGTATTGGAGAATGGTGATGATTGATATTGTGGTTCCTGAACATGTTAAAGCGGCTATGCAAGCTGCAGATGGAAAGCCTAAACAGCTACCAGAACCTGTTACATACCACCTGCTGTGTGCTCTTCCTGATGTTGAAAAGGAGTACGATAGTGGTATTGTAAAGGCTGGGCAAACTATGCATTACGAAGAACTGCTGTCGCCGGTTCTGTTTGTAATTAAAGTAGGCCCTGATGCGTACGCTGACAAAACGCGGTTCCCTAGTGGCCCGTCATGCAAAGCTGGCGATTTTGTGCTGGTGCGCCCCAACACGGGTACTCGGGTAAAAATCCACGGTCAAGAGTTCCGCATCATCAATGATGATAGCGTTGAAGCAGTAGTGGATGATCCCCGTGGTTTTGGTCGCATTTAACTAGGAGCCCAAATGGCTAATACAGATTTTAAGTTTCCTGATGAGACTGGTGATGAAAAAGGCGCCAATGTTGAAGAGGAAAAGCTAGAGATTGAAGTAGTAGACGATACCCCCGAAGAAGATCGTAACCGTAAGGTGATGAAAGAAGCACCTACTGAAGTTACCGACGAAGAACTGGAAGGGTACAGTGAGAAAGTGCGTGGTCGCATCCAGCACTTCACTAAAGGCTACCACGAAGAGCGCCGCGCTAAAGAAGCTGCGGTTCGTGAAAAAGATGAAGCACTGCGTATTGCGCAGAAAGCTATTGAAGAGAATAAACAACTGCAGGGTAATCTAACGCGTGGTCAAACTGCGCTGCTGGAGCAAGCCAAGAAGGTTGTAGATTCTGAGATTGAAAACGCAAAACGACAGTACAAAGCTGCGCATGAGGCGGGGGATTCTGATGCCTTAGTTATTGCGCAAGAGGCATTGACTGCTGCAAAAATCAAGTCTGACCGGCTCAACAACTTCAAGCCTGCCCCTTTACAAGCCCAACAGGACGATGTACAGTCTGCCGCAGAACCCGTAAAGACTTCTCCCCGAAGTCCGCAGGCTGACCCTAAAGCAGAGGCGTGGCGTGAAGCTAATCCTTGGTTTGGGGCTGATCGACGGAAGACGGCATTAGCTCTAGCGGTGCATCAAGATTTGATGGATGAAGGAGTAAACCCAACAAGCGACGATTATTACCGCCGAATTGATAAGGAAATTAACCAAATCTTTTCGCCTAAGTCTTCAGATGCGGATACCTCTGTAGACAAAAAGGTAACTAAACAGTCGAATGTTGTGGCACCTGCTACCCGCAGTACAGCGCCCCGTAAAATCGTACTGACTCAAACGCAGGTAAATATCGCTAAGCGACTTGGAGTCCCACTGGAACTCTACGCAAAGCAAGTTGCAGAAGATATGAGGAAACAAAATGGCTGATCCCCGACTCCCCCGTGAACTCGAAAATCGTACGAAATTTGAGCGTCCGAAGAAGTGGATGCCCCCGCAATTGCTGCCGAATCCGAACCCGGAAGCTGGCTATTCTTTCCGGTGGGTACGGGTCGCTAATCTGGGTGTCGATGACCCCATGAATATTTCCTCTAAACTACGCGAAGGCTGGGAACCAGTCAAGGCGTCTGAGCACCCTGAAATTCAGCTTATGAATACTGGCTCTGCGGGGCGGTATCCTGACAGTATTGAAATCGGCGGCTTAATGCTCTGCAAAACCCCCACTGAGTTTACCGAACAACGTGATGCCTACTACCGCGCTCAAGCGGATGGGCAAATGCAATCGGTAGATAACAACTTTATGCGCGACAATGACCCGCGTATGCCGCTGTTTAAAGAGCGCAGTACTAAGGTCCAATTTGGTCGCGGTTCCTAACTTAAATTGGAGTGATAAATGGCTTACCCCATTGTTGACGCCCCGTATGGCCTAAAGCCGGTCAATCTGATCGGTGGTCAGGTGTTTGCGGGCTCTACCCGTGAACTGCCTATCCAGTACGGCTATGCTACGGACATTTTCTACGGTGACTTTGTTCGCCTGACCCGTGGCACCATTGTGCGTGCTCAGATTACCACCAGCGGTACCGGCATCATTACCGGCATTTTTCTGGGTTGCACCTTCACTGACCCGGTGACGAAGCAAAAGCGCTTCTCGCAATACTGGCCGGCAAGCACTCTGGCTGGCGATTGCCTCGCCTATGTGAGTGATGACCCGGATACCGTCTTTAAGGCGGCTGTTGTGTCGGGTACCACGGTGATGGCTTCGGGCAGCATTGCCATGATCGGCCAGAACTATTCGATGGTTGACGGTGTTGGTAGTGTAAACACTGGCAATTCTAAGAATGCACTGCTGTATTCGGCTACGCTGACTACCGCCGCTTTCCCGGCACGTGTGGTTGGTGTTGTGGGTGACACCGCGCAAAGTATTACCGCTGTTGGTAGTTCTACCACTACGGCTATTACGCTGACTGGCACTGGCCTGCCTGCCGCTATCCCTGTTGGTACTGATGTCTCGTACATCGCACCTAACGGTCAACGCATCCAGACGGGTTCGTTTGTCAGCGTGGCTGCGGCTGCTGGCGATACTTCGGTCACCATGAACTTGGCTATTGCTGTCCCTGGCAGTGTGGTGGCTATCCCTGCGGCTTCGACCATTGTTTTCACCCAGTATCCTGAGATGCTGGTGAAGATCAACTTTGCGTCGCATTCGTACTACGCTGCAACCGCCATCTAAGGAGTAACTTAAAATGGCTATTTCTCGCGCACAACTACTGAAGGAACTCCTGCCGGGCCTTAACGCCCTGTTTGGTCTGGAGTATGCCCGCTACGGCGAAGAGCACAAGGAAATCTACGAAACGGAGACTTCTGAGCGTTCGTTTGAAGAGGAAACCAAGCTGTCGGGTTTCTCTGCCGCTCCGGTGAAGAACGAAGGTCAGGCTATTCAGTACGAAAACGGCCAAGAAGCTTGGACCGCACGTTACAACCACGAAACCATCGCTCTGGGCTTCTCCATCACGGAAGAAGCTATGGAAGATAACCTGTACGACTCGCTGTCGGCTCGTTACACCAAGGCGCTGGCCCGTGCTATGGCGTACACCAAGCAAGTCAAGGCCGCTGCCATTCTGAACAACGCTTTCAGCGCTGCCTACACCTACGGTGACGGTGTTTCGCTGTGTTCGACTGCGCACCCGCTGACCAGTGGTGGTACCAACAGCAACCGTCCGACCGTTAGTGTGGACCTGAATGAAACGGCTCTAGAAGCTGCAGTTATTCAGATTGCTGCATGGACGGATGAGCGTAGCTTGCTGATCGCTGCTAAGCCCAAAAAGCTAGTCATCCCGCCGGCCCTGCAATTCGTCGCTACCCGCCTGCTGGAAACGTCGCTGCGTGTGGGCACCACGGACAACGATATCAACGCCATCAAGAACAACGGTAGCATCCCGGAAGGCTATGCTATCAACCACTTCTTGACGGACACCACCGCGTGGTTCCTGACCACCGATGTGCCCAACGGCTTGAAGCACTTTGTTCGTACCCCGATTAGCAATTCGTCGGATGGTGACTTTGATACCGGCAACATTCGCTACAAGAGCCGTGAGCGTTATAGCTTCGGCGTCAGCGACCCGCTGGGCATCTTTGGTTCGCCCGGTTCGGCTTAATACACCGCACCTAAACTAGCAGTATAAAGCCCTCTTCGGAGGGCTTTTTTATTTTCCCCTTGCATTTTGTATGGCTCTGGTGGTACCCTTCGAG